TTAGACAGCATGGGTAATAGCACCAGAAGAAATAAAGCTTACACTTACAGTTTCAAGTTCACCTGTTGTTGCAGATAAACTTGTTCCTGTAACAATTCCAGAAAAACTTACTTTTTTACTGCCAGAAGTATCTAAAAATAATTCAAATTGTGCATCACCAGCATCTTCAACTACTAAAACATCATCAAGAAGATTTTCAGTTTCATTACCACTAGCTGCTGTATATAAAAAATCAACAGTACCAGAAGCAGAAATTAATCCACCAACAAAACTTCTTGATGTAGCACCTTGAGCAGTTACATCTAAAGTATCTTTTGTTGTATCTAAAGTCCAACCTGTAGTTGAAACTATTGCTTCAGTAGTTCCAGAAGAGTTCTTAAATTTAACAGAACCTTCCTCTCCACGAAAAAATGCCATGATCCTAAGAAAAAAAAGTATTTATAAATAGTTTAACTTGTAGTTGACTTTTTTACAGTACCTTCTTTTAATTTTCTTTGATATTGTTCACATCTAGGATCCCAAAGGGCAGGATTACGCTTTCCTTTTACCTTTTCAATGATGTCAAGCATTTCATCGGTAATTTCAATCATTTTTTCTTTCCTTTTGTTGATTTTTTAGTAGTTTTTTTCTTTTTGCCCTTACGGACACTTGAAATATACCCTAAACATCGACTCATTGCTGCTGATTTTGCCATTTTAACTATTCCTTTTGCGTTTTTTACGTCTATGTTGATATGTTATCTTCTTACTGCTAGTTTTTTCACGTTTAAACCGTGCTTTTTCACTAGCTGTCATTTCTCCTACAGTCTTAGGTGTCTTACTTGATACACGTTTACTAGGTCGACAGGCAGGATAACCTCGTTTTTCACCTTTTGAACGACCACAAGGCTTTCCAGTTTTTACATCTACCCAATTTTCTTTGAACCAACGGGTTAAACCACCTTTAGCTCTAGGATTTGGGCTACTTTTTGCCACGTTTTTTCTCCACACGGTAAGTGCCACCACGTTTTTTGTACTCTCGTACAAGCCACGCATTAGCATAGGCACTAGGATATACCTTGAACTTACGCTTGGCTTCGGCTTTTACTCTAGCGTAAAGAGCTTTATTTACAGGAACATTCACTACGCTTTTTACCTCCCTTCTTTTTCTTCTTCTTTTTCTTAGTTGTAGAGTGGTACATAGTAAGAATTAGGTATCTTAATATATTCTAAACGAAGTTTGCCCTAGTGTCTCTGGTTTTGCAAGATTAAATTGTTGCAAACATAGATAACCGAAAGCATCAAAAGCATGGTCAACTCCTAAATTCTTATTAGGCAACCCTGTATTTGGAGCGTAAGTAAGAGTTCTGAGTGCTTTTATTAATTCTTTACATCTTGGATGTATAAAAGTTCTTCGATTTCCATTGGCATCAAGCAATGCAGTATTAACAGAAGTTATCTTATCTCGAATCTTCCAGGGTGATTTTGGACTCATTACTGTAAATCCATTCCTTCTTAAGATCGTATGATCTGTAACTCCTACCCCACTTGTCTTTCTTGCACTACCCGTAGGGTCAGGACAAGCAATAACTCTTCTATCTACCCCATATCTTCTTGTAACTTCTTCCGCAAAATCCCAAGTTGTTGCTCCACCCGTCAACATGATCTCATCAAATACATAAAGACAATCATTATGCTTAACCGCACAAATTCCTGCCATCGGGTCAACGTTAAAATCTAACCCAATCAACAAGGGCATCATGTGTAAATCAGCTACCTCCTTATCAATATTTTCATCATTGAAACTGACAGCTACTAATCCAGTAAGATTTTCAAAACTAGCTTCAAATTCTTGCCTAAATGTCCTCGCATCTAATTGACTTCTAGCTGCTTCGACTTCTTCTGGAGCGACATTACCCCCTTGTATCGTAGTAAAACTCCATCTATGCCAATCATCTCTTTCGGTTTCTCCGCAAAAACACCACATATCATAAAACCAACTAGCAGTTCCATCAGGTGTACTAATAAACAAAGCCCACCCCTG